AGGACGACGCAGTTCAGCCACTGTATAGGGTTGATGGGGGTAGGGTGGGTTCGACCAAAACGGACTTTCCCAAATTTATTTTCCCCTACCAATGTCAAACTGAAGGTGTTGGCTCAGAGAGGAGTCAGCAACTTCCGCCACACATCGTGGTTAACAACGGGGACAGATGTCCCCATTCTCTAGGAGATAGTTATGTCAGTTCAAAAGAATGTCAACGACATCAAAGCAGGTTCAGCATTAGTCGAACGCGGTTATGCGGGCATCAAGCAACACATTGGTCGCCGTCGTAATCGTGACGCGATTCGTGTTGAGTTACTGCCCTTCTTTGGTAAGTCGTATGGTGTTGCAATGGTTGCGGGCGAGGGCAAAGCAGAGGGCACTAAGGTGCTCGATAGCAGTGCTCCCGCATACGAAGCCTGTCGCAAGGCATTGTCACGCACGCTCGACGCTGTGCTTGGTGTGTCCGCAACAGCATCAGCCAAGCCAGAGTTCACACGCAAGCAAATCACAGAAGCCAAACGCTTCTTATCTTTATTCGAGAGCAAGACTCTCGCCAAGCAAGCCTTAGAGCAACTCTAAGATTAATCACAACGGGGACACATGTCCCTGTTCTTCCAAGCGGTGGGGGCGCGAGCCTTCACCGTTGTTCTTTTCTTTGTCTAACTCAGGAGATTCATCATGACAATCATTCGCATAGGTCATGGCGCATACAACGGCACTAATGCCTTGCGCTACTGTTTCAGTAAAGCCCAAGCAGTCAGGGTTTTGTGCAATCGTGGACTGCCACGCGATAAGGCACGCTTAGCAATTAAAACCCTTAAAACCCACGCTTGCTTAGACATCAACTACGCAATCTGTGAACTTGCAGATATGACCGACATACTAAACAACCCCGCCCTTAGAAAGCAATACGGCTACTACATGACGCCCCAAGAACTCAAGACATCTTGGAAGAACGCATCGGAATAAGTAAGCAACTCTCCAAGCCCATGCTCGTGGGCTTTGGGGGCAATCTTGCCCGACATCGGGGACAACTGTCCCCATTACTAGGAGAAGCATCATGTTCAAACTCGGACAACGCCTCAATCCCAACCTCGTGTTGGCATTGAACTACAACCTTAAGACCTTGCGTCTTACGCCCGCCGAACCCAAGACAGGCACAGCCTACGCTATGCCCCAAGACTGGAAGGCAATCAAGTCCCAATCCCAACCACTAACCAAGTAAGGAATCAATATGTTTACTGCAAGAGAAGTTCTATTCATCGTCTTGATGTCAATGTTCTCCTTCTACGGAGCAATCGTCGCCACGCGTGGGCTCGATACCTTCGGCACGGGCTGGCTCTGGCTCATCATGCTGTGGGCATCAGGCGCAATCGTCGGTCTACTCATAGGCTACATCATCAACAACTGGGGTGATGACCATGCGTAACAACATCCTCTGGGCTATAGGCTCAGTCGCTTTCCAACTGGTAGTCATCTACCTTCTCTCAACCTTAATTAACTAGGAATCATCATGCGTAAATATCAACAACTCAAGACAGTAGCCAACATCCCTACACCCAAGGGCACACTCGTAGTCCAAGACTACTACCCAAGCAAGCCACACGACAAGAAGTGGCGTGAGTATGTTCTCCACTGTGCGGGCTTCATAGGTAGCAACGGTTTAGTATTCACAAGCGAAGACGCACGCAACAAATGGGTAGCCCAACAAGGCGTAAGCATGGTTCAACAACCGCTAGCATGGTGATTAATCTGGACAACTGTCCCCATTCATACTAAAGTTCCTACTATCCAGCACTATCCGTTATTTATCCGACTGGCTTCCAACTCAGACACTCCCTAACCCGCATGAACATTGGCATCCGCCAAAAAGTGTCCGTTATATATATCTATTTAATTTATTTATATATATATGGATGGGTATTTATATATGTGTATTTATTTTCTTTCATGTAAAGACTTACCTTTTAAGGCTTTGGTTTGTGCATTGGGAAAAACAGATATACACCACGGACACTTTACCCTTTAAGCGTGTGTTCATGCGGGCTACAGCGTGTCCAAGTTGACAGCCATCGTGGTAAATCATGGATAGTTCAAGTTATAATTGTCTGACCTTGACTATGAAAGAGATTAATCATGCGTTTACGCTACAGACATTACATGAAATTAACCGAAAACGAACTGCTAAACAAATTGCAGAAGAGAACCATGCATGATTCAGCGCGAGCAGAAATCATACGCATTGTTGCAGAGCAGAAACACCAACAGCGTGTTGAGCGAGGGATTAATCACCAACACACACGAATGTGGGAAGAACTGATGTGCCCATTGAAGTATGAGCGCAAGATGGTTGCGTCACTGCTGACATATCAGGGTGGTGTTGAGCGTGCGATTGCACTGCAACAGTATCTCGCCTTGATTGACACGACGATAGGCAAGATGACATTGGCACAGCGTGCCCGTGAATACACGCCTTATCAGATAGCCCAAGCAGCAAACCGCCCTAACAAGGGCGTGCATTGGACTGACTGGGTTACCCCGACTAAGAAACTAGCAATCACTGCGCTCTTTGATGCCATACCGCACAAGGCTAAGGCTAAGAAGAAACTTGCGTTTCAACGCACGATACCCCTAACGCTGTGGCTAACGCTCCATTCACGCCTACTCACACGCACAGAGAAAGAGTTAGAGGTTGCCAAACAGAAACTCAACGCATCTCGTATCGAGGGTAAGCACGAGGTGATTGAGCGCAGAGAACTAGCAGTGTCTAACATTGAACAAGCACTAGTGTGGATACGAGACACCAAGGAGTGCGTTGCCTTGCCAGTCACATGGCATGGCTTCTTTTGACGGGTGACCATGATTTTTAGAACGGGGACAGTTGTCCCCATTGGTAAACAGTTTTTCGCTGGGCTATGCCGTTTACCTTGCCGCTAGTAAGTCCGCAGGAGAAAGCAAATGTTAAAAGTCTTATTCAGAGTCAAGTGCATAGACGCTAGTGACAGTTACGACTATTTGGAATTGGGTAAGGAATATGGCGTCAGCCGTGTCAGCGCACCCAATTCCATCGGTCTTGTCAACACGCGTGGCAAAGACAAAGGGGAAATAACACCCAACGAAGAAGAGGTGTATTACATCGAGGGTATGCCCGCCGAATGGGATGCCAGTCGGTTTGAGGTTATCGAGGAAGAAGAGACATACGACGAGTTCGGTGTCAATACCAAGAACAGTTTCAACACACCACCAAAGGAAAGCAAATGATTAAGAAAATAATTGTAGAAGATGACGCTCAGTATGTGGGCTATGTAGTTGAGAACGAAGTCGCTGTAACTATAGGAGTTATGCCGACTGAAGAAGCAATGAACGCATGGCTTGACGATGCGATAAAGCGTAGGGCATGGGAAACCAACTCTGAGTTACCCGATATGTATAACCAAGTTAATTAAGGAGAGACAGTATGAACACATACGAACTAACAGGCGTCGCCCTTGACTGGGCAGTGACAAGCATCGAAGAGCCTGATGCTTTGAAGTATGGCGTAGAGGATTGGCTCGATAGGAGACGGCATGAGACTCGTGATGGGTTTTTTGTGCATCGTTACAGCACTGTATGGGCGCAAGGCGGTGAGATTATTGAGCGTGAGCATATGTGCGTGCAACCATCACTGAGCGGGGACGCATGGTTTGCTGCAACGGATAAAGACTGCTTTGCTGCATATGGCAACACGCCACTCATTGCGGTGATGCGTTGTTATGTAGCAAGCAAGTTAGGTGACGAGGTAGATATTCCCGAAGAACTTTTAACAAAGGAAACAGTATGAAAGCGCAAGTAGTAATCATTGAAGGGTATTGGATAGATACCCGCGAGAGTTTTGAGAAACGCTGTGTGGTCATGCCCGTGGGTGCGACTGACTCTATGCGTGATGCGATATTGGATGAGGCACGCTGTGGCTTAGGCTTCAACGGAATTTTTTATGTGTTCGATGGGGGTGAGCAGATCATTGGCGAACATCATCAGTTTGTCGTGGTGTTCTGTCACCCAGTTAGTGAGATTGAAATTGGAGAATTGCAATGAAGTCATGTAGAAATTGTGAGCACTCACGCCACGATGGGTATTACCGCACCCAACTTATATGCAGAGTAACTAAGCAAGTGGTTGTTCCTTACTCTATTTGCGAGAAAGAAAACAAAGCGAGCGACACAAGCGCACGCAAGATAGCAAAGACCTGCCCTTCATACATTCAAGACGGAGAAATCAAATGAAATGCGATCACACAAAAGAAGATTCATGGTGGGAAAACGATGGTCAGGGCATACCACTTGCACGAGTCTGCTTCAAATGCAAAGACGAGGTGTTATCCAAATATGACCCGAAGTTTTTAAGTTTCTACACCCAAGCAGATACAGACGAACAAATTGAGGAGGACATATGAAACAGAAGACAAACATACAACTCGTCACACACATGATGACGTACAGCAAACAAGGCGTGCTCATGCAAGCCTTCATCATCGAGGCTATCGCTAAGTATGCAGAGTCAGTGATTAAAGCCAACCCGCTACCTGACAACGCTTTCATAAGCGGATACGCATGGGATGCCTGTGCTAGTGAGGCGCTCGTCGCAATCAATAACCGCAACAAGGAGACAGTATGAAACTCACAGTAATAGGTATGTCTATGTCAGGCAATGTGTATGCGTTTGGTTTGTATGACACACCAGCCAAGGCGCACGCACGCATCAAGCGGATGCAAAAGAAGCATCCAAGCATTAACTTTTTCTTACTTGAAATCAAACGATAGGAGACAGCAAACGCATAACAACAGGGACTAGCGTATCCCATTCATCGGGGAGGTTTCTCCCCACTCATTCAATCAGGAGAATCAAAATGAAATTATTCTTTGTTACTTATCGTGACAGCAACTCAGCGTTCTGTCGTGCAGTCGTTGGTCAAATCGGTACTAAGTATGCCGTCGCTACCATCCACGCAGGTGTTCAGCATGGCATCTTCACTGAGGCTATGTTCCAGACATCTCGTTACTCTCGTAACTACGATGTGCGCTCTCGTGCAATCATCGGTGCTAGGTCTATCCAAGACGCGCTCGATTGTATGGACACTGTGACTGAGGTGCACGCAGAACCAATGACTGCGTATCAGCGTGGCATCATCAAGACACATGGTCGTGTGATGTTCAAGGAGATGCTGTTTGCGTTCTATCAGGTGTGTGGTAACAGTAACTCAAACGCTGTCTACTCACGCTTGGTCAATGCGCTCGACAACACTGACACCAAGCCTCAGTATTTCCAGTGGCACGGCACTACTGTCTATCCGCAACACTTCTTGCGAGCCCGCAACTTGTATCGTGACCTCGGCAAGTTAGTCGCCCTTGCAATCAAGAATGACGACACTGTCCCAGTCGAGCAGTTCCTCATGGATGACTGCAAGGATCGCGCTGGTGTTGACCAAGTGGCGTTGTTGCAAGCCATCAAGGGGGACACATCGCTTGAGTTATCTATTACCGAGTGTGACTGCGGTCACCTTGAGTATGACAGCGAGACACACACTGTCAACTCATGTCAAGACGCATGGTGTCGCACTTGCTTCGAGGAAGACGCTGTGTATATCGAGAATCGTGATGAGTATTGGTCACGAGACGATGCGTATTACCACGAGAGCGATGGTTGCTACTACTCGTATGAAGAAGAAGACGAGGACGAAGACGAGGACGACAACCAAGACAAAGACTCTCTCATGTCTTACAGCACCAATGTGCTCAACTATCTCAGCAAGGACACTACCATCAACTCTTCTCCGCATGGTGAGTTTCTCATGGGTATCGAGTTCGAGATGGAGACCAAGGAGGGTTGCTCAGTCAACGATGCAGTCAGTGATGTGCGTGACCAACTCGGTGAGGAGTATTGCGTATGTAAGTCAGACGGATCGCTTGGCTCATATGGCTTGGAGATCGTGACTGCTCCTCGTGGTCTTGCTGAGCACATCAAACGCTTCAAGGGTTGGGATGCCAAGGCGTACTATCGTGCGTGGGACACCAAGCGTTGCGGTCTTCATGTGCACATCGACTCTCATGCGTTCACGCAGATGACATTGGGTAAGTTCCTCATGCTCATCAACAGCGAGACCAATGTCGACTTCATACGCAAGATTGCAGGTCGCCATCCCAACACCGATGACCAAGCCCGCAGTTACTGTGCGTCTGAGCATCAGTCCATCCTCGTCAACCCCAAGAAGGCAGTCAAGGACAAGTCACACGAGCGCTTCCGTATGGTCAACCTACAGAACCTCAGTTACAAAGAGTCCAAGCGTTTGACTGGGTTGTCTGCATACCACGGCGAGTATGACACTGTTGAGTTGCGTATCTTCCGTGCGTCTCTCCTCAAGCCTCGTATGTTGGCGCAGATTGAGTTCACCCATGCGTGTGTCAACTTCTGTCGTGTTGCATCGTGGCGTGACTTGAACCAGCCCAGTTTCATCAAGTGGTTGAAGACTGTATCGAGTCTGTATCCCAACCTTGCCGATTGGTATGGCGTGCGTAGGCGCAACACCAAGGTTACTGCTGAGTCGCAATGCCGTGACACAGTCGAGTCAGTTTAATTCAATAATCATCAGGAGTATTTAATATGTGTTTAATCATCACAGGTCAGTCATCTAAGGTTCGCTCAACACTACTCGACACCACGGGTATGCTCAGCGAAATCTATTCAATCAATCCCGATGGTATTGGTGTTATGTATTCAACCTCCAAGGGGTTGAAGGTCGTCAAGACATTGCCTAAGAATGTCAACGATGCCCATGCGTTCATCAAGAAGTTACCCACCGATGCCCGCGAGATTGCTCTGCACTTTCGTTGGACTACGCATGGCGATACCGATATGCTCAACTGCCATCCATACGATGTCGTCACAGGCTATGTCGCAATGATGCACAACGGCGTCTTGCATACAGGCAATGCTGCCGACAAGACTAAGTCAGATACTTGGCACTTCATCAACGACTATCTCAAGGAGGCGGTGCATGACGCACCTAACCTGATACATACCAAGGGGTTCTTGACTATGCTTGCCGACTTCATCGGTGACAACCGCTTCGTGTTCATGGATGGTGATGGTCGCATGTCTCATGTCAACTATGACCAAGGCATCGAGCACGATGGGCTATGGTTCAGCAACACCTATGCGTGGAAGCCTGCGACTCTTATCCCCCACTACTACACCAACACCAAGCACGCCTATGCCAGATACAACAGTGCATACGACAACTACTTGGACGACGAGTATGAGATGGATACATGGAACAACTCATTCGCTAGTAAGCCATTGAGCAACAAGTTTGTGTCAGCGCACAGCGCAGAGTGGCAGGACGATGACCATGAGGATGCCGTGACTATGCGAGATATGTGCGAGGCGTTGATTGAGTGTGATGTCGACCTTGTCGAGTCGTACCTTGATACATTCCCTGTCACATTCATCAACACGGTGTTCAACGAGATGTCGCCCATAGCCACACGCCACACCAAGATAGACGACCTAGTGAGTTATGAGCAGGACATCTACAAGGCACTGCTTGAGTGTGACCTAGCCACACTGCACGACTTCGTGCGTGACGGCAAGTCTGCGTCTGTAGTGGCGGAGGTGATGTGTTACTACATCGACTGGTATCCCAAGATGGAAGAGCCAGTGCGCCCTCTGTTGCCAGCCATGCTGTAACTTGACGGGTGACCAGTGTTAGTCGCGGGGAGAATCCTCCCTGCATTTTTTAAACCAAAGGAGAAAGCAAATGAAAGTAATCGTATCGTTCGAGTTTGAGAACATCAAAGACCCCAACAGCCCAGAAGCCACGCAGAAGGTGCAAGAGATAGCCGAGGCTTGCGAGACGATGGGTATAGCGTTCGACGCTAACTCATGTTGGGTTGATGATTGTGTGGAAAGTTTTATTGACTGGGCATTAAAGAAAGAGGAAAGCAAATGAGTGACTTAGATATAAATGAATTATTAGCAGGGATGCAAGCATCGGGCTTGCGAACCATTGTCATAACCGATGAGGAGACACCTACGAAAGAAGAACTACTCAAAGCAATCGTTGAGATTTACAAACTCATACACCCCGACACAACACCGCCCGCAGAAGAAGTGTCAGATGGCGGGATTCTTGATACGATTTTCACCATCGTTGAACCCATAGTAGAGAGGAAACTATGACTAAAGAAGAACGCTTGTCGCGTGTGTGCGACTTACTTTTTAAACTAAACAGAGAGGAGATATTGCGAGACGGGGACTGGTGGTATGGCACAGACGACTACGACTTTAACTTCTTTGATTGGGGAGATAGGCCAGACCAGATAGCAGTGGTTGTGTATGACATGACACAGGGGCAGTACTTCCAATACACACCAGAGCAAGAAGTATTTAAGAAACGCATTTTTACAGGAGAGACAAATGGCGCTAACGCATAGACAAAACGAAAGACTACGCGAGTGGTTCAATGACTCAGAAATTGCATATCTTATTGATTGGATTATGTATAACTCGTACGATTCCAAACTAGAAGAACTTGCAAGCCAACTACATTACCCAGAAGGAGAAGAAGCATGAACCCAAATGAATATGATTTAGACCAATTAAGCAATCAATATTTTATTGAGGCATTTTCGGATGCCGAGAGTCCCGCAGAACTTTATCGACAAGTTTATAAATACACTTCGTGTGGCGCATATCTTAGCGTTACCCTTGAATACACAAAGGTTTCTGGCACTTGTTTTGATGATTACCATGAGCAAATAGAACAAAAAACTTTAGGCGGTGATGATTTATCTATGTTAGGCACATGGAAAAACATGGATGAGCGAGGCGAGTTAGTTGTGTCTTTTACTGTCGGCAGTATTGTTGAGGGCGTTGACTATGGCACAGACGATATTGAAGTTAAAGCCAACCAATTAGAGGAAGAGCCAACAGAATTTCGCAAGCGGTTTGATAAAGCATTAGAAGAAGTAGAAAAAGAAGCAGAGTCTATCTGGAACGAGACACACGGGTGCGAGGATTGCCAAGCATATTGGACTGACCAAGGACTAGATATCGATGATAGTGGCGGGATTGTTCCTGTATATCAGTATTGCCCTGACTGCAAAGGTCAAGGCACAAGTTTTTAAAAAGGAGAAGAAGTATGAGTTTCATAACCAAGATAGAGCAAGAGTATCCCGACTTCTATGTGCTACACCTAGAGGATGGGCGCGTGATAGGCATCACGCAAGAGTGTGTCGTTGTCTATGAAAACATAGACGATGTATACGAGGGCGAGACTAAAGACAGACCAACGATCAATTTATACAAGGAGGAAACAGTATGAAAATAACTAAATGCCTATTGGCTTTTCAATGGCACGATGGCGAGCACGAGGCTATGTACGAGAGCTTGCCTGAGTATTTGCGTATCGAGATCAACCGATACTTGCAAGAGTTAGAAGAACTCCGAGAGCGAGACCCAGATGAGTATGTAATGTTTAACAACGAAGGAGAAGTAGATGATTGATAACTCAATACGAATGCGCGATGACCTTGCCGAAGAAGGCTTGGCTGTACCCGCATCAAAATCTTTTAAAGACTACGACACGCAAGTTGATGTTGTTTATATTGGCGCAGAAGAACTGCAAGGTGCGACATACGGTGATGACCCCGCGCATCCTGACGATCATCCGTTTTGCTATGTTGAATTGAAAGATGGACGCTCGTTGTATTTCATAGGCGTGGACTTGGACTTCGGGGAAGTAACCACTAACTTGTCTAGTGTTTGACAGAAAGTGAGAATCAAGATATGCTTAACACAAGGAGAAGTATATGAATGAAGCAATCGCGTTCATGGCAAAGGACTGCCCGTTCGATGCCGCCCATTACACATGGGTGTTTGTTGACAAGAGCAATTTTACGCAAGACAGGCTTACAAAAATGGAAGAAAGGATGTTGGCTCATGGGGACTATGCGGCACCGTTGCGAACGAAAGATCTTAAACACCCTTTCGAAAACATGGCTGTAGTTATTAACTTTGATGCTGGTAAAAAATCCTATGCGCTTTTTACATTTGAGTGTCGAGACTCTTTGTTGTACGAGATACATATGTGGGGAGGTATCGGTGAGGGGCCGAAGAACGCAAACATAGTTTACAAATCAATAAAAATGTTAACGCTTCATTTCCAACCAAAGCCTGAACAGTTCAACAATGTGCCCCCTGCATCTGAAGAACACAACCCGAAAGGCAAAAGTAACGATGCACTGGTGTTAGTCAGCATGTTGCCATCACTCCCACAGGTTATTAAGGACAGTCTAATAAATTCCGTTATCCCCATGATAAAAATGGCAGCGCTGTACATCCCGTGTGCAAGCGAAGGTTTGTTGGAAGGGGAGGAACTTGACTACTACCGACCTACCAATGCAGGCAACAACGAGAAGCGTAAACGCAAAGGCAAAGCAGCGCTATATGAGTGGCGCACAGTTACGCTAGAGCGCAAGCGACATGGTTTGCCATCTGCCCCGAAAGGAGGAACACACGCAAGCCCACGACTGCATCAGCGCAGAGGGCATTGGTCAGTAAGCAAACTCGGCAAGAAGTATTGGAGACGAGAGACTGTTGTCGGCAACCCCGACAACGGCATGTTATTTCACGACTACACAACTAAGGAGAAACCAGATGCCAGACATTAAAACGGCACTAAACCTTGCCCTTGAAGACGGGCGCAGACAGTTCTTATCTCAGACACTAAACAACTGGGAACAAGACGAGAAGAAACAAATTACACAACAACAGGAGAAGCCTATGGGCAAACAGCTATTTAGAACCACGAATAACGTGACACGCGAGACTTTCAACTACATCAAGAACAACCCCAACAAGACCACACCAGAGGTGTGCGAGGCACTAGAGAAGCGCGGGTTCAAGGAGAGTTCAGTTAACTCCATCTGCGCTCAGTTATCCAAGCAAGGGCAAGTGGTCAAGGACGGGTATACCAAGCGCATGGTGGCGATAGGCAACGAGTATCAACCCTTGAAGTCCGCAGCAGCGTTAAAGGCGCTCAAAGAAGACAAGCACACTCTCAAGGTAGTCAAGCGTAGAGAAGCCTCGCAAGACGCAGGCATTGCCGCTATTGCCCCGCAGGAAAAGGTAGACACATCCCGTTCAACCATAGTACTTACGCGTAACTGGACAGCGCAGGGAGTTGTTGACAAACTATCGGTCATGCAAGCACGCGAGTTGTATGACTTACTTAAGAAAATATTTGGAGGTTAATCATGGACAACAACCAGACAACAGAACTGTTCTCACGCACACTAAAGCGTACAGAAACATACATGACCATCGAGGGTCCTTATAGGACAGACGAGGGCGCACCCATCTTGGCAGCCATTGCAGTAATCCTGTGCGTTGTGTCTGTGTTTATATGGGGGTGGCTATGAGTAAAGATATGTCAGCGTTCCCTGTTATCGACACGGGAAATGGTTCACCCTTCGAGTGGGGTATGGACTTGCGTGATTACTTTGCGGCTCAGGCTATGCAAGGTTTCATGGGTAGTTCATGGAACGTCAAAAGTTTTGAAGACATGGCAAGCAAAGCCTATCAACTAGCAGACGCAATGCTGAAAGCGAGGGAGCATGAAGATGAAGATCGAACTTGAATCGCAAGAAGAACGCGAAGCGTTTGAGCGTATGCCACAACACCCATCAAGAGAGCAACTAATGGCAGAGGTCGCTGTGCTAACTGAGTTGGTGCGTGTCTTGTCTAGTAGGGTTGGTGAGTTGGAGGACAAGCATGATTGAAGAAGACGATGACATCCAAGACTACAAGAAACCTTGGGTTGGGTTGACGGAAGAAGAGGTTGAGCGTTACTGGGACTGGGAAGATTTTCAGACGGGGGCTGGGCGCTCAACTATATTTGAAATGGTTAGAGATATAGAAGCCAAACTAAGGAGTAAAAATTATGCTTGAAACAATCGCATGGGCAGTCATGTTAATGGTCATCGGGGGCGCAGTCGTAGTGATTGTTGCCGTATCAATTTTCATGTTGAGCAAAGACGAATGAGTACCGATCAAGAGTACTGGGACGCCTGTCTTATAAAGACATGGCGTAACGATGGCAAACTTATTGACGCGTTCACTATGTTCAATAGCATGACAAACCAAACTGTGTTTGATAGGGACGAACGACTACTACGCACACCCCCACTCACGATGCCATTAAAACTACGAATCCGCCCTTATGTGGCGCAACACTTGGAGAAGATAAGCAGACGACTGTGGGACTACGCACCTGAGCATGATGTAGCCCTGCTAAAGAAGTTGCAAGAATCCAAGTACGACACAACCAAACAAGCAACCGACCCCGATAAAGAGATGAACAATGCTAGGAATCGAGACAGAAATGATCGCAGGCGTTTGGCTATGAACTCTTTACAACGCTCAGTTAGAAACCAAGCAACCGATTGGGGCGTAACCAAACCCACGGGAAGGGGGTCTAGGGTGGGGAGAAGATGAAATGTCCCATATGCAGCGCATGGACGCTCGTTAAACAAACAAAAAAATCGCCCACATTTGGGTATACCAGAAGGAGAGAGTGTGCCAACGAACACAGATTCACCACCAAAGAAGTCATTGTCCCGCAAGAGGCAATTGATGAAGAACGCAGAACTAATATCGCAAATAACC